GCGAACGGACCGCAGCGGACGTCGCCTCATACGCCGGGAACCCCGTCACCACCGACACCTCATGCAGGGCGATCTCGCGCAGTTCACGCGTCCGCCCGTCCTCCGACCAGCGGTCACCGCCACGCGGAATCGTGAAGCCGAACGACATCTTGTCGACGATGCCGGCACGGAGCAGTTCCCGCATGTCCCGGCCCGCCGTCGTCTCCGGCAGTTCCGCCTCGACGCGCAGTCCCCGGTCGTCCTCCGTGAGCGTCAGCGTTCCCGATCGGCGCGACGCGAGGACCATGTTTGAGTCGTGGTTCACATACAGGCGGATGTCACGCTTCCGGTTCCGCAGCGACTTGGAGAACGCGCCGGGAGCGATCCGCTCGATGAACGGAAGCGGCTCCGAGTCCGAGTTGAACACTGCCGCATACCCGACGAACGTGTTCCCGTCGCCGACGTCACGGATTTCGCCCTCGAACGAGCGGAACTCCACGCCGGAACCTTCCGTGCGCGGCTTCACCGGCGTCATCTCCATACCTCTGCTCCTGTCCGCCTTCACCTGCTCAGACTTACGGTCGAACCATGCGACCGCATCATCGTAGCGCGACCCCGTCGGGATACCCCAAAGAAGGTGCGCGACCGCACCCGGAGTCGGATAGCCGTCCTCACCCGGACGTGCACCATCAGCCTGCAGATCGACACGATGGCGGGCCGCCCACGCCGACACGCGCACAACCTTGTCCTCCGACACTTCACCGTCAGCCATCAGCCGCGCCTCACGGACCGTCCGCTCGACGACACCGTCACCCGACAGCCCCTCCGCGTGATACTCGAGACCCTGACGTGCCGCCTCCCGGATGTACCCCGGCACCGTCAGGTCGACCTGCCGGTCCTCCTCGTCCGGCATCCACGCGTTGCAGTAGAACCCGCCGCGCACCCAGTCCTCCCACCGCTCACACCACGCACGGCCCTCCTCGTCCACCCGCGACTCGTCGAAGAACATGCAGTTGCCGCAGGCGCGCCCCTCCGGCACGTCGTCGGACGTCGCGGGCCGGTAGTTGTCCGGCAGGACTCGGTCCTCCTCCGGCGACGGGGCCGGCAGCGGGTCGATAGCCGTCAGCGTCGAGAACCTATGGCCGACCAACTGCCCCGACGCCTCCCACCCGTCACTGACAGGCCGATACACATCGATGAGTGCCGCCGGGTCGTCCTCCGACGCGTTCAGCACGAAGTCCGTGTCCGGCACGGGCAGACGACCCTCCCGGACGATGCGCGTAATGCGACCGCGGGCGCGACCGCCCGCCGAGTTCCACGACACGAAGTCACCGACGCCGACCGCGTCCGGCGCGACCCGCTCGCCCAAATACTCCGAGTCCTCAGCCAGCGCGATAGCGACCGCCTGATCTATCGCCTCCTGCTTCGTCCCGTGACAGCCCATGACCTCGCCGTCGTCTTTCACGGTCGCCCACCCGGAGCAGCCCTCCGCCTCGTCACTGATGTAGTAAGGCATGTCAGCACTGCCTGAACGCGATGTAGGAGATGTTGTGCCCCGTCTTTGACGACACCGCGTACACCTTGTCAAGTGGCGCGAGACGGACCTGCAACTGCTCCAACTTGTTCACCCGCATACCCGTCGACGTCGTAACGCCCGGACCGCCGAGGTAGACCTCGTCCGTGTTGTCGTCATTGTGAATCTCGAGGCGGAACGGCATCGTGCACGTCTCTGGAATCTCCGTAGCCACGGTTCCGACCGCAACCTGCCCGCTCGTAATCGGCATTACTCGTCCTCACTCGCAGGTTCAGGGGTCGGCTGCAACTGCACCGATGGAAGGCCGGTGAACTCGACCGGCATGTCGAGATACTCCGCGACGGACTCGGGCGTGTACCCGGCGGTCACCAACTGCTGCGCCGCCTGCGCCTTCTGCTGCGCCGACACGACACCGGCGTCCGTCAGCGGCAGGTTCTGCAACGGCACCCGGTACTGGTCGCCGTCGTCGACCGCACGGAGGTCCTCCCGGGCGCGCACGTCGTTCACCGACATGTAGCCGGCGAGGAGAGCCTTCGAGTACGCCTCGGTGCGCGTGTTCAGGTCGGCCCGGACGAGGGCGTTCAGGTTGAACTTGATAAACGAGTCCTCGTTGAGGAGCAGTTGCGAGAACGCCGCCTCGAGCATCTCCGCATACGGGCGGACCGTGTGCTCCGCGTAGAACAGCATCTGCTGCTCCACCGACGCGTACGACACAGACCCGGGGGTCGTGACGCCGAGCATGAAGGGTGGTACGCGGAACAGGCGGGCGACCTCCTCGACCGCGTAGCGGCGCTGCTCGAGCAGTTGCGACTCAGCAGGGTTCGCCGTCAGCGGCGTCGCCTTCGCACCGTTCATCAGGATCGCAGCCTTATGCGCCTTCCGCGTCCCCTTATGCTGGTTCTCCCACGTCGCCTGAATCTCCTGCCGCTGCTCGAGCGTCGGCTCACCCGGAATCTCGAGGACGACACCCGGGAACGCCCCGTTGCCGAAGAACGTCGACGCGTACTCCTGAAGGGCCAGCCCGAGGCCGAGCGACTCCTTCGCCTGCTCGATGCGGGACGTGCCCCGGTCCTTCCCCGGCAGCAGCATCTCCGTAACGTGCAGCACCTCCGCGTTCGGCAGGAACCCGTGGCCGACGACCTCGTAGCCGCGACGGTTCTCCGAAATGCGAACGTGCGTCGGGTTCAGCACCTGCAGGTCGACGATACGTCCCGTCCCGTCACGTCCGAGGTGAACGAACGCGTTCCCGTCGAGCAGCAGAGACATCATCGTCTGCTGCCAGAACGTCGTACGAGGGAGCGTCAGCGACGGGCGGCCAACCCACGGGTCACGCGGGCGGAACGGCGCACGCTCACCGTCACGTCGGATGTACTGGTCCAACGGCAGCGTGGCGATCGTGTCCGCGATGAGACGGACCGACGCGTACACCGCAGACAGGCGAAGCGACGTCTCCTCCGTGACGTGCACGCCCGTCAGGGACGGCCTGTCGGTCAGCGCACCAGCCGCCCACAGGTTCTGAAAGGCGCTGCTACGCCGCTCGAACAGGTTGCCAAGCACTATCGGCTCCGTTCCATCGCCAGCCCGAACACGACCGTCCCGACACCAGCGACGACCACTCCGGCCCACGGCGCAACCATCGCCACGCCCACTGCCACCGTCAGGATACCGACGACCTGCACCACCGATGCTAGACCCACACCCACTCCTTCGGCTCAACCTTCGGGTTCTCATGCCAGAACCGTGCGCGGTTCCAAGCGATTACTGCGGCGATCGCCGCATCGATCTTCTTCGGTGACGACTTGTCCTCCTTCGTAATGTACGCGCCGGAGGACGATTCGCGCAGCACGGCGTTACCGACATGACGTGCCAGCCCCGGATGACCGTCGTGCGTCAGCCCTTCCGAGGTCGCCGCCTGATAGAAGGATGAGCACGCCGCTGCCATCCGCTTCCGCACGAACGTGTTGAACGCCAGCACCCGGTCCTCGCCGTACATCTCCGCCCAGCGGTTCAACTGCTGCGCCCAGTACGGCGGGTCCGCAGACATCTCCCGCACGTCGAACCGGCGGAACGCGTCCACCACGGCAGCCTCGACCGCGTCGTGATCCACCCGCCACGCCACGTTCCCGCCCGGATGCTCCCACAGGCCGAGCACGAACAGGTGCGGCGTCTCCTCGACCGTCGCACCGACCAGCGCAGTCGAGTCGCCCGAGTACGACCCGTCGAAGCCGAGGACGATAGGCGTTCCGTCGGGCACCGAGTATTCGTTGTGGAGCGCGTCCCACGCCCCCGGCGGCAACCAACGCTCCTCGTCCGGCTCGACCCACATATTCAGGTGATAGCGGCAGAACTCGTGAAGCGGGATTTCGTGGAACCTGTGGCCGAGGTCGTCCAGCCGCTTCCACGGCTCCGGGTTCGCATCCCGCAGCGCATCAGACCGGACCGAGTCGTCCTCCAGTTGGTCCACGTTCACCGTTGGCTCCCGCCAGACGAACAGGAACGCGTCGTCCTCGATCTCCCCCGCCGCAACCCGCTTCCCGTACTCGTAGTGCGTCAGCGCGACCGAGTCGACCTTCGGATTACCCGCCGTCGTAATCGACAGCGACCACGAGTCCCGCCGCTTCGACAGCCCGCCCTCTAGGACGAGATGCACCCGCGACCTGTTGCCAGTCCATTCGTGCGTCTCGTCCGCCACCACGAACGTGGGCCGCAGACCGTCATTCGTCCCCGCGACCGCCGGCACCCGGACCAGCACCCCCGGCTCACCCCGCAGTTGGATTTCCTTCTCGAAGCACTCGAAGTAGTCCGCCAGCGGGCCTTCCTCCACCGCCGCCCGCGCAGCGGTCAGCAGCAGGTCCGCCTGCTCGTACGACGCCGCCGCACAGACCACATACGGGTCCACGACACGCTTGCCCACC